ATAAATCTCCTTTATTAGCTGTTGTTGTGAGCGTTGGAGCTGTGTCTGAAGCAAACTCATACGCAGCGTTAAAAGATAGTGTCCTTGACCCTGTGCCATCTTGAATTACTAATAGTGAAACAAATTGACCAGCGACAGCGTTTGATCCAGCTCCTAAACTTCTATTAGCACCTAAAGTTACTTTAGCAACTGGTGATGTAGATACATCCCAAGAAATAGTTGAAGCATCTGTTAAAGTTACCTCTGCATTGTACGCTGCAGCTCCAAAAATAGCTGACCCAGCTGCAGACATATCTAAAGTTAACGCTGTAACAGCAGAGCCACCATCGTCACCTTTAAAAATAATATCTTTATCCTGCACACCTGCAGTCACTACAGCGTCA